CATTTCTAAACGGCATTCTCGCATATATATTAAATAGTGTGTATGCTTGTAATAACTGCGTCTCCTTCTTAGTAACATTATCTTTAGTTTTCTTTTTTAAAGGTTTTAAATCATCCGCCATTTTATTTATCATATCATAAACTTCTTCAATAGTCGCAAAGTTCTTACTTTGTTTATCACTTATAACTCCGCTCTTTTGTTCGTCGCTATATTTATCATTTAAATCATCTCTTAATTTACCATATTCTTCTAGTAATTCATCATATTCTTCTTTATGATTTAGAGCCATCAATAATACTATAACTGCATTTAATATATTGCGTTGACTTAAATAATGTAGGTTGCTTACTTTATCCATAACATCATCGGGTTTTTTTAAGAAATCATATCCATCAGTATCATATATTTTTTGTAGTTTCTTAAGGTTTGTAACATACTGTTTAACAGTATTTGTTTTTAATTGAGGTCTAGATTTTTCTATATCTTCAACTGGATTTTTACTTTGTATTGTCATATTTATAATATAATAATAGATTATTATTTATATAATAAAAACGAAAAAAATATAAATTAAAAAAAGTGTCTGGGGTAGATTGTCAAAAAAAAAGTAGTTGAGAGAGGTTGGTTTAGACAAATTATTTTGAACATTTACCCCAGACACTTTTTAATTGCTTTATTTCTTCTTCTTGGAGATCAACACACTTTAATATTTCTCTTTGAGTTTTTAGTAAACTATTAACTAAAATAATTAATTCTTCATTAACTTTATCTTTCTTAAAACATTTATCTTTTAAAATCGCCAAATAATACAACATCTTTTATACTTTAATTTAGAAAATAATTTATGCAAAATAACAATTAAATTGTCCATTTTCTATTGTAGCAATCTTAAGCAATTCAACATAGACACGAAGAGTGTATGTGCCGTCAGCCAATCCAGTGAGTTTATAATGAAGATCCATCCCCTTATTATTAATTCTCTCACCCTTATTTGGTCGCACCGAGCACCATCTAAATAATTCTTCAATACCAGTTGTATTAGCTCCTTGAACCAATCCCTCAAATGTTTCGTCTGTGATACTAGAAGCCGTGCTTCTCTTGACAATCTCATCGTGAGTAACCATAGGGACTCTACCCTCTGCTGCTTGTGTTGTAGCAAATTGAAGAGCAGAATTAACCCTATCAACAGAAAACTCAAATCTATCATTATATAAAAGATTGTATGATAATCCAATATCACCAAATGCTGTTGTACCATTAAGAAGAGATTTTGCTACAAAATTAGCATTGGACTGAAGACCAAATAGAACCTTTGAGCATAGACGACCATTACCACCAATAGGTAGAGTAACATTAGCGAAATCATCTACACCACCACCAGCATCTTTAACACCAGTTCTTTTAGTGAGGCGATAATCAGCATATTGGAATGTGAGTTTAGGATTCTGCTGGGCATATTTCTCCATTATATCTCCATCATATGTGATACTATCATAAATAAGTTTCGTCTCACTCTCATTTACTTGGAATGCTAAATTGTCAGCATCAGCATTATTCACACACAAACGCTGTGATTTAACAGCACCACTTAATGAAGAAGTAGAATCAACAAAAGTTAAATCAATGTGAACCTCTTGATCAAGCATAAACATAGGGAGCTGGTTGAACTTAAGGAAGGGAAACAAATCACTTAAATAAACTGAATAAACTGGTGCTTCACTTATCGTCTCTGCTGATGTACCATCATTGTGCATAAATGGTAGCAATTCAAATGTCCCAGCACCACCAGCAGCAGCAACAACTGGATTGCGTCCTACATCAAGACCAATCTTTTTAGCAGAATTAGGAGGTTTATCTGTAACATTAGCAGTTCGGTCATCATATACGGGCATATGAGAAATACACCTCTGTGATAAATACTGTTCTCTTTCTTTATTATCTTCATTAGAAATAAATAGGGATTGATAGGCGTGATACTGATTATAATCATCAACAGAGCAAACAACTTGATTACCAATCGAAAGCTGTGCCGTTTGAATCAACTGCGAAATACCAACATTTAGAGGATAGAAACCTTTAGCAACAGTAGCAAGTGGAGTTACCGCAAGAGTAACCTTTGAGTTTGAATGTAGAAATCCAGCAACACGGGAAAGAGTAAATCTAACACGACGCTGGGAGAATGTTACGGGGTCAATAACATCAGTATGAAGTTTCTGCCCATATTCACTGGGAATAGCTCCAATTTTAATAAGGTCGGGAATACGGTCTTGACTCATTTTTATATAATAATATATATAAAAAACTAAAAAAAATAAAATATAAAAAATTAATACATAGAAAATATCTACATCACAACTTGAACACCCTTCTGTGCTGACCATGCGACAACAACCTTGGATTTAATAAATAGATATGCAGAAACTGGATTACCGTCAACGAGGCCATTCTTCATTTGAATAGAAAATTGAGAGCTTGAGAAATCAACACCTTCACTATCCAACATATCATAGAGAACACCAACACCATATACAGCACCAGTATCGGGCATATGACGGTAGCCAGTAGTAGCATTTTGATTACCAGTGAAATTACGGTTAGTAGTTAGTGGAGACGCAGAAGTTCTCGTGTGTTGCTGTTCGGGAATAATAGAATTGAGGAAACCCTTAATAACTTGGGGATCAACAACAGTAGTAGCATTAGTAGTAGCATCATAAACACTCTCAACTTCAAAAGCACTTGGGAAGCGTTCACCATTTTTGAGGAAAGAAATAGTTTCTAGATTAGCAACTCCTCCATCACCAGTCCCAGCAGCATTAGGTTTTAGGGTAGGCATATAAGTTAAAAACCCATCTTGAGAAAGATTATTAATGAAGTTTGCGGGGACGAAATTGACGAATGAAGCAAGAACCTTTGATAAACCAAGATTGAAATTAATAATACTATTACTGGCTTCTAGTGTTGAGAAATATGAAGTAATACTATTAAACTCCAAAACACCAGTATCGGGAGAACTAACACCAGTTTCTACTTCACAAGTAACTTCAAGATTACTCATCTCATAGAAAGCATTAGAGATATTAGCGGTTGTAGCATCACTTGAATAAAAGAACTGACTATCGGGAGCAAGGTGGATTTCTATTTCGAGGGGAACTTTATCAAGAGGTAGTTTAGAAACCCCGAGGGTAAGTCCAGAAGGCAATGGAATGCAGAAAACCGAATTGCGAGTATTACGAATAACACTATCACGATATGCTTGATAGTTAGGCATAATCAATGCTGTCTTTGAAAGATGACCAGCAGTGTCTTGAGTCCCAGCCATAGTAGGCATATAGGAAGACATAAATCGTCCATAGTGTCTAATATGTTCAATTACTTGTTTAGTTTCTGCGTGTCTAAAAACTAGTTGGTCAATAGCAGCATAAACACCAAGTTTATGAGAACCACGCAATTCAGCAGCAGCTGCATCTGTGGGGTGAAGAGTACCAGCAGCATCACGCCATACATTAAAATCACCAGAAAGACGAAGAGACGATAAATCTAACATAGCATCTTGGCGACCCAGTGTTACCGTAAGGATTGGATTACCACGAGCAAATGATACTTTACCAGAAGCGGGAACATTGTTCGGTTGAACATTAAGATATTTACGACTCATTTTATATTATACACATATAAAATAATTTTAAAATAAAAAATTAAAAAAGATACATAGAAAATATTAATTATTCTTTAGAGAGAAACACTAACCGAATCACCCTTAATAGATAATCTACGAATATGGAATACATAACAGAACAAAAGCTTATCTTTGAGTGGAGGTTGGTCTACACCAGCAGCATTCGTTTCTCCATAGAATAATTGGAGCTGATTAGATTTATTATTGAGATTTGCTACACCATCATTTAATGCATATGCTCGTCCAATCAAGAAATTACGATTATAATCAACAAATGACCTTGGGACTACTCCCGCTTGATTGAGTGCTTTTTCTAATTCAATTAGAGGCTGTGCTGCTATTGAAGTCCCCTTATTAATTTTTGATACAACAATAGGACGAGAAGGAACAAGTTTATCATCTACAACCATTTGGTAAGAAGTCAACTGGTCTATAATACCACACTGACCACTGCGAATAGAATGAAGCTGTCCATCCATAGTAGTTGCCTCTTCTTCATAAGTGTTTTGTGTCCCCGCAATTAAATCGGGCACGGTAAGTGTAGAAGCATCTGTCGGCATAATAATCATTGATTTAGCACGAGTATTAGATACTGGGACACTAATAGTAGCATTTCTATTACTTGCTAGTAATGAATGTTTATAATTGGTAACACTTGGAATATCTATTTCTATAGAACCACCATCTCGCATTCTCTTCATCATACCAGCTTCATACTGTGGGTCTAATCCTACTTGCTGGACAACAACTTGAACATTAGAAATTAATGTGGTTGCTGGGTAAGTAGTAGAAGGTGCTATAAGTTGAGTTGCTAGATCATCAACTTGAACACGCTTATCATCAAGAGCAGCACTAAATAGAATAAAATTATCAGTTGTAGCATCAACACCAGTCCCAACATTACTATTTCTAAATGCAGATACTGTTAGTTTAACATATCCACCTTCAACTTCAATATTCTCAATTGTTGGATGAGTTTGAACTGCTACTGCTCCTCCAACTGTTAAAGCACATTCTTGAAGAGGATTTGTTTTGCTACAAATACCAATCTTCTCACCTTTAACAAAAGGACAATTATCAACACTAATCATATTGTTGGATTTAGATAGAAATATTTCGGTTCTATCAGTAGCGTTATCAACCCCTAAATTAGCACCACCAACATCTATACCATGAAATACTGGGTTCTGCTTCAATCTACGATTACGATTTACTGAATCCAACTGCTTTAGATATCTTGCTGGGTCTTCAAGGTCAACTTCAATAAATAATCCATCAGTCATAAGAACTGGGAAGATTTTAGAACCACCATCAGCGAACAGTCCACAATGTATTGGGAGTGATAATTTAGCAGTTAAGAAATCTTCTGCCGTCCCCCAATTTCTACCAGCTGGGACAGTGCCTACTGGTTTATAATATGGGTTAGAAGATAAATCAACATTGTTAGATACTGATGTACCAAGTGTGCCTCTGTTCTCAACAGTAGGAACAAGAGAACCTTCTTTTAATGCTCTCATCTTTCTTAAACTATCATCTTGATTGTATGAATACTGCATTTGAACTTTAGCATTATAATCACTAATTTCTTCAAGAAGAACAGCACGATTACCCGAATAAATACGAATATTTTTTACTACCGACTGACCACCAATAGAAGGGTCTAAATGAAGACGAGTTGGGGTTCTACCAGTGGGTAGACCTACTTTAACATCGAATTGAAGATAACTATTTTTACCATCCATGAACTTAATGGTAGATGGTATCTCAAAATCTACACGACGACCAGACTGACCAGCCGTCCCAGAATAGGATAGTCCATTTGTAGAGGGAACAGAAACTTGTGTTTGCGAGACTTTAATCTTGTCATCATTTCTCCAATAAGAACTCATTTTTATAATATATATATATAAAATAAATCTTAATAAATAAATTAAAAAAAATAAAAAAATTATTGAGTTCGTCCAACTGCTTGAGTAACTTGTGAAGCTACACTTTGTCCACGAGATTGAGAAGAGATATCTGTGTCTGCTTCTTCTTTTTTATCTGCTGATGCTTCTTCTTCTCCTACACCTTCTGTGATAGCACCAGCTAAACCCAATAAAGCACCAGTGCCTTCTGCGACTAATGACCAAGGGGTAATACCACCAGTAGCAACTCCACCAACTTCTAATGCAGAACCAGCAATATTTAAGATATTACCAATGCGTGAAGCACTATTACTACCCAATACATCCATACCACTCTTACCTTCTAATACTCGACTAACATCAGCACCAATGTCTAATGCTCCACCTAATCCAGCAACACCAACTTTACCAACTGTAGCTGCTTTACCAGCAACTTTTGCTAATGATTCAGTAGCAACCTCGGCAGAACTTTTTACCCCAACACTCCCAGCAACTTCACTTGTTTGTGCTGCTTCTTGTTCTGCTAATCTACCTTCTGCGGTATATGTTTCGGTTGTGCCTACTGGTCTTTGTGCTACTGCTTCTCCCGCTGCTGGTGGATTTGTTAATGGAGCTCTTTCTTCTCCTACTTCTCTCGCCAATGTTTCTTCTCTTGTTATTGGTAGTTCTTTATATCCTCCAGCATTTATCGCAGCAGCCTTTCTTACTTTTTGATTTTTACCAATCACCGCTAATTTACCACCACTAGTAGCACCACTAGCTATATTCTTTTGAAGTGTTGATTTTCTATCTTCATCTTGTTCTAGATTTGCTTGATCTAATTGTTCTGCGAGAGAATTATTAAAATCTGTGGTAGCTTGATTTAATGCTCTAGTTTCTGCAGTTTGTGAATTAACTTGTGCGATAGATGCTTCACCTCCATATAAATCCATTTTATATATATAATATATAATTTAATTAATTTTATTTTTTTAAAATAATTTTTTGTCTCCTTCACCTATTTTAGTTTCAAATCTAATATATGCTGTTGCTGGATTTGTTTGCATATCTAAATATAAAAATGAATATGGTTGGTCTTCAATTGCTTTCTTATATAACTCCATAAATATTTCTGGGAACATATCACCATATTCTTCATTTATCTTTTCTAACTCTTTATTATTTTGCTGTTTCATAATTATTACATCAGTAGCATTATTACGAATTAA